TGGTGTCGGTTTCCAATCGGGCTTTCTGGACAATGGTTCCAGACACAGAGGCCCAGTCCAAGATTCGGATTTTGAATCCACAGCGTTCGGATTCCGTGCCGCTGGCAATAATGTTGCGGTCTGCTGCCACTGCATATTCCTTCACGATCTCCATCTTCGTGAGGTTCTCCGGGTAGATGTCGAGGTAGCCGGTTTGGGCCACATAATCCGTCACAAGTGCTGCTCCAGACAACGTGTATTCGTAGGTATGTGTTCCAGTTACGGTAATAACGACTCCGTGAGTTGGATAATTGCTTGTTTTAAACCCATCACCTACACAAATACGGTCTCCATTGTTCCATGCGTGGTATGGATGGTAAACATTCACGACATTTGTCGTAATGTTGCGGATGGCCGTGGCCACGATGCGCCCAGCGGAGAAGACATTTGCTGGAACACGCAGGAGTTGGAGTGTGGCTGTCCAAGTGCCGTAGGTAGAAAAATCCCATCCACCTTCCACGGCCAGCGTGGTAGAGACATAGTTGCCGGTGATGACCTGCTCGGCGTAGAAGTTTGGTTTCTGCCACTTGAGTTCCACTTGTGAACCCACGGTAGAGGATGGGAAGAGTCCAGACCCGGCGCTCACCGAGTATTTGCCCATTTCATTGAGCGGAATCGGGAATTGCGACCACTTGCCTGCGGTTTGATCCACTCCGAAGTTCGACCCGGCGCGGTGGGCGCTCATGGCGTAGTAGTAAAAAGCCTGCCCACTTTGGTTCTGTGCGGTCCAGTTGGTGGTGGCAAAGGTGGCCGGTGAGGTGTGAGCGGTCGCGCAGCGGTAGGCGATGCTGCCACTCAGCACGATGTCGCCAACAAGGTAACTTGTAGATGCGGCCCATGCCGGAGGCCGCACATAGTCGCCGAGGATGTAGTTTGTTCCAGCGACCCAAGTGTCCGGGTTCGGGTAGATGTTCACGACCTGCTCTGTGGCGTTCTGGTCTTGGAGCGGAGGATAGTCAAAGACCACTGGTGCAAATGTCCAGTTGTTGTCGGCGAGGCGAGAGAGCTTGTGTGGAAGGTAGTTCGCGTGCGCGAAATACATGATGTCGTTGATCTGGGAAAATTGGATTTCGCGCAGGTCAGCGGCGGCGTAGGGAGTGGGAATCTCAAGGATCGACTGCGCCACCCAGCGGCCTGCGGCGAGGTCGGTGGCGAATGTGCCTGCGGTGTGGGCAACAACGCAGTAGTAGGTCGTGCCTCCGGAGGAAACATAGTTGCCGACTGCGTAGATGTTCCCGGTCGCCCATGTGGATGGCGTGGCTGCATTGACAGGCGCTCCTGTGGAGGGAGACCAGAACCTCATGTAGCCTGCCCCCATTTCGATGACGAACCGGGTGGTGGTCGAGAAGTTGAATCCGATCAAGCGGGTTTGGCTTGTGGCCGACTTGGTCGCTCCGCGATACTCCGTGCCGGGTCGGCGGATGACGCCGCCGTATGGCAGGATTTGGAAGTTCTCCAGCGTGCGGCAGGCGCTGCGGTATTTCTCCAGACTCGTCCGGGCGTCGATGAAGGGCGAGACTTCACCGGCGTTGAATGAGGGGTAGAAATCGAACTTCGGCATCTTATTTGTTTTCCAGCTTGCGCTCGACTCGCTCGATCACAACCTTGGCGCTGGATATCACATCAAGCATTTCCCGGTTGGCCGTGGTGAGGTGGGCGACGAAATCCGTGTTCTGCTTGTCCATGCGATCTTGGAGCGTGTCCAATCTCGCGGTGAAATAGCGGAACAAGATGCCGATAGCCGTGATCCCAATGATGAGAAGCGCCACAAACAGCCACCGGTCGCTTTGACCGGCGGCGAAGTTTGTCGCATCGATGAGGTGTTGTTCCATTAGCTATTGGCTTGAGCGAGGAGATTTCCGACGATGGCTGTGGTTGCGGTGTTGTTGACCCTGTCCACATTCAACGCATCTGTCTTGGCCTTGATTGCTGTGATGTCTGCGGCAGGGATGTTGGCTGCGGTTGCACGGGTGGTTATTGCTGCATCCACTCGTCCAAGCTCCGTTGCCAGTTCCGTTCGGACGGCGGTCGCATTCTGCGCGGCAGTCGGCGGCGTTGTTGGCGCGGTATAGCCTGCTGTTGCCAACCTGCTGGAAACCGCTGCGTCAATGCGTCCAAGTTCCGTTCCAAGTTCCGTGCGAACTTGTGTGGCAATCTGCGCTGGCGTGGGCACGGTTGGCGCGTTGGTGAGGGTATCGACCACGCCACCCGTAATCGTTTTGGTTGCCGCTCCCCATACTGCGCTTGCCACGCTGGCTGCTGTCGGTGCGCTGGTCGGCGCGGTGTAGGCCGAAGTTGCAAGGCGGCTTGAAATGGTCGTATCCAAGTTTGCCAGCTTAGTCGAATTAGCATCCATCTCTGCTCGGATTTGCGCTGGCGTGACTGATGTCGGGGCGTTGGTCAATGTTGTGACCGTTGCTAATGTGCCGGATGGCGCGAGGCGGCTGCTGACCGTGGCGTCAAGGTTAGCCAATTTGGTCGAGTTAGAATCCAGTTCCTGCCGGATTTCGACCGCTGTCGGTCCGCTCGATGTGGTGAGTGTGCGTGTTGCCGCTCCCCACACTGCGGTGGCAACCGCTGCGGGATCGAGGACGGCTGTGCCTGTGGTCTGCATCACAGCACCTGCGCCTGCGATTGCGGTATGCGTAGCAGGGACAACGAATGTGACTGATGTTCCAGACACCACCGAGGCGATGGTGTAGGTGCTGTTCCACTCGGAGTTTGATGCGCCGGTGACGGTGATTTGGTCGCCGACGACGAGCGGGTAGCTGTATGCCAGCGTAGCCGTTGCGGTCGTGCCGCTGCGGGTGGCCGTGAATGGCATCGACGGGCCGTAGTTCACCGAGAGCGCCACCGAACCGCGAGCGGGGACGGTGAGGCGGCCGGTCTGGGAGTTGCTAATACCGTAGGCCACTCCGCTGCGGACATCAGTTGGGGCCGCTTGGTTCAGTGCGGTTGAGCTGTCAGCAGTATAGTAGCGGGTAAAGCTATTTGAATTAACGCCGTCCAACGCATGCTGAATGTAGCTATTTGTTGGTGCTGTATTTAAAAACCAGCGAGTTGAGGCAATAGGCTGCTGACCATTTGAAGCACTTACAAAAGTCCCAGAAAGTCTGTTAGTGCCAGCGCCAGTATAACAGGAAAGTGATGCTGAAGCATTAAATACGCAATTTGTAGAAGTTAATGTTCCACTTGAATTATTTACAGCATAATTTACTGCGTTAGGATTCAGCACCGAATTAAATATATTGATACTTCCACCCAAGTTTCTAATCGCTTCAAAAGTTGACGAAGCTGAAGCGGCTCCTCCAGTAATATTTGAGCTATAGATATTTATTGTTCCTGCCGTTGTTGCTAACGCACAACTTCCAACCCCATTTGAATTTCCTCCTGTTATATTTCCATAAATATTCAAAGTTCCGGTTGATGAATTGTTTACGGTGTAACAATTTGATGGATTTCCGCCAGATTGTGACATGCCCAACAAATTTCCAATTAGTGTAAAAACCGGTGATCCTGTTCCAGTAAAACTTAAAGTATAAATATTTGATAGCGTGTTAGTTCCATTGTAAATACTTGCAGCCGAAATAGTGATCCCATTCAAATTAACGGTGAATCCCCCGCCAAGCCCCGCAGTTCCACCACCAACAAAAGTGCCTGCGTTTGCAGCATTTGAAAGAAGGTTGACATTGACATTCTGGTCAATTGTGACCGTGAAGCCGTTTGCATAAACATCGTGGGCCGCTCCATCTGGAGGCACTGCCCCGCCTGCCCATGTTGCCCCTGCTGACCAATTGCCGTTTGCTACTGCGCGATAGTTAGCCATGATTATAAGCCTTTCGAGATGATGAAATTTTGGAGTGCTGCACTGATCTCAGCGACGGCAGTGAGTGTGGGTTTGTCGGAGCCGGATAGGCTACCGATGGCAATGTTGACGCTCTGCTCTTGCGCCTGCTCTGGCTCGCCTCCTTCGACTAAGCGAGTTGGAATGAATCGGGCAGCGATGGACGCATCCGGCGTGCCGTCTGCGTTGTATTTGCCGTTAATGGCGAGGTTGAGGCTGTAACGGTCAAATGATTTGCCGTTGATTTCAATAGGATTGGTGGCTTGCATTTTATGAGTAGGTGAGAGTTTCTTTGTTTGACCACGCTCCGGTGGCGCTGGCTTCGGATGATGTTGTGCCTGCGGAGTTAAAGATGGTTCGGACGATCTCCCATCCTTCGGCGTCATAGACGCTGCCGGTGTTGGGGAAGGCCGAGTATAGGAGGTAGCCGAGGTAAGTGGTGTCGCCGATGAGGTCGAACATCCAAATACGGTCGGGTGCGTCCTTTGCGCCTGCGAGTTTATATATTTCGCCAGTCGCGGGATTCCGAGTGTAGAGCCTGCGGTCGGTGTGGTTGATGCACACCTCGCCCAGCGCAAGATCGGTGGGAATTTTCCCGGCGACCGTGCTGCGTTTCGGAATGATTTGTGGGTTGGCCATCTTATGGAAGAAGGATGCCGCCGGGGGGATAGACCCCCGGCGGGCTTGGGTGGTGGGTTAGTAGGTTCCGCCGTCGATGGTTGTCTCCAAAGCGGTGATCCGGTTGCCCAAGCTGGTATCAGCCGAAGCGCGGGTCGAAGCTTCTGAAGAAACTGCGTTGGAGCGATTTGTGATCTCTGCGGAGAGATCGCTTTCAAGGGTGTTGATGTCGCTCTCGGCTGCGGAAACCCTGCTGGTGAGCGCGGTGGCTGCGGAGACGGTTCCATCGATACGAACTCCGAGGGCTGATTCGGCTGCGGTGGCGCGGGTCACCTCGTTTTGCAGGCCGGTGGAGGCGCTGGAAGCGAGGCTAGTGATGGCTCCGTTCAAGCTGGAGTCTGCGGCTTGGAAGGCGCTCACAACTTCCGTCAGCGAATCAAGCGATCCTGCCGTGGTGTTGGAAAGCACATTATCGATGCGAGTTCCGAGGGCTACTTCTGCTGCGGTGGCACGCGAAATTTCTCCAGCGAGGTTAGTCGAGAGAGTGCCTTCAGCGGCCTGCGCCCGTGTGACTTCTGAAGCGAGGTTCGTGGTCAGCGTGGCGTCACCGGCTTGTCTTGCGGAAATTTCTGAAGCGAGGTTGCTCGCGGCTGTGGCTGCGGCTGCGGAGACTGCTGCGGCTCGATCCGAAACCTCGGTTGCGAGATTCGCGGTCAAGGTGGCGTCCGCTGCGGAGCGAAGCGAAGCCTCTGCTGCTACCGCTGCATCAGCATAAGTCTTTTTAGCAAAGACGTTTTCGCCGCCGATAACGAGCGGGCCGTCTGCTGTTCCTACAAACAGGCTCTTGTTGAGTGTGTCGATTGCGAGTTCTCCGGTCGAGAGGCTTGTAGGCGCTCCACTACCGCGTTTGATTTTGAGGATTGGATTGGGCATTTGATTTATTTGGTTGTTGGTTTGGTATCAGTCAAAACTGACGGTTTTTCTTGGTGTTCATGGGGAAAGTTAGAAGGCTCCGCAGTCGATGGTTTCAAGCATGAGGTGGTAATCAGAGGCGGCATCGTCCCACAGCCATTGGATGCGGGTATCAAGGGCGTGGTAGATGCGTGCGACTTTGCCGGTTGCCGGGAACTCGGCGCGGGAGGGGTAGATGACGAGCGCCTTAGTGTCGTCTGGCAAAAGGATCGTGAACTGGGAGAGGTCCAGTTGCTGGGTCAAATTGGTCTCAGTGATGGTCGTCATGCGTAGGCGGCGGTCTCCCGGTTGGTCCACGCGACATTCGTCGCCTTGGCGGTGGCAGTGACGGCTCCGGCGGTGGTAAGTGCGGAGCGGGTGATGATCCACTTGGCCACGGCGGCAGCGGAGCCGGTGGCGGGGATGTCGGAGTTGAGCAGCAGTCCGTAGTAGCTGAAGGTTCCTGCGGTGTTGAGAGCGAAGGCGTGGATGTAGTTGTCCGGGTCGCGTTGGGTGGTGGCTGAGTAGAGGCCGAGGGCGACGACAACGATCTTCGCGCCGTTAGGAATGGCTTGGGTGAAAGTAATCGTGCCGCTGCCTTGGTTGACGAGGTAGTCGGCGGTGGGTTCCTGTGTCACGCCATTGATGGCCACGATGACATGGTTGGGATCACTGGAGCGGAGACCATTTACCGGGAAAGTGCGGAGCGTGCCGTTGCCGGTCAGCGTGGTTTTGGCCGAATCGAGAAGACCGGCTTGCGGCAGACCAAAGTTGAGGACGGCGGTGTTGCCTGTGCCGGTGTTGGTGACAAAGGGTTGAGTCGTGCCGCTTACCGGGGAAACATTTCCGACTTGGACGAGGAGTGAAGGGTAGCTGACTCCCCCACCCGATCCCCCGGCCTTAGCCTGCGCCTCAATGCCATCCCCGCCATTGCGGGATGAGACGAGTTTGGAGGACATCCAAGCAGGCTTGATGCGTCCCTTGCGCTCGGTGGAGTCCCGGCGCATGGCGGGGTTTTTGCTGACAATGTCGGTTTCCTTCGCGAGGAGCGCGGCTTTGTTCGCATCGCCGGTCAGTGGCACAGCCAGCTTGGCGGCGAGGCTGGCTGTGAGCAGGTCGATGAAAAGGGAGTCGAAGAGGGTGACCTCAGTGACTTTGCGGACATACTCCAGCGTGATCGCCGTGCCGAGCCAGACATCCCAGTCGGTGGTCCAACCGGATGTCACGCCTGGTTGCTTGGCGGACCCAGTGACCATGCAGCGGTAGACTTCCGTGGCGCTGGTGACGACATTTCCGACCTCGTAGGCGCGACCTGTAACCCAGTCGGGAGCGCCAGAGTCGGAGTTGGAGAGGACAAAGTTTCCAGAAACCTCCCAAGCGGCATCACCGGTTGAATAGTCTTGGTCGTTCACCCGGAAGACGCGCAGGCAGTCGGACGGGATCGCGTAGCGGTAAGCCCACTTGTATTCCGGGCGCGGGACGCTCTCGGCCATCGTGGTGGATTTCATCGCCCATGTCCACGACCCGGCAAGGAGGAGCGCATCGCGCACCTGTGGGTAGAGCGACTTGGCGAGGAGCATCGCTTGCGAGGAGGGGCCGAACTGCTCGGCAGTTCCTACGCGCAGGATCGCTTGGCGGCAGAGTTCGTCCTCAGTAAAGGTGGACGATGGGCGCGAGGAGGCGCGGGCCTCGACCGCATTTTTCAATGCGGGCTTGCCTGCGAGGAACTGGAGTTCCTTGAATAGCTCCTCGGATTTCATTTATTGTCGAACGACCTGCGCGGGTTGGGATTCCATGAGCTGGGAAAGTTTCATGGCAAGGGTGACGGTGAGCATGTTTACGAAGACCGCCGGGAACTTACTGGCATCAGTGACGATGGCGGTCGTCTCGATTTGGACCGTTGGCGTGGAATCCGTGTGAAGGTAACCGCCGACGATCTCCCATTTGCCGAAGTTTTCATCCTCGTCCACGCCATTGACCCGAAGCACCTTGATGGTTGTGGTCGGCAACAGGTAGCGTTTGGCGTAGCCGAAGGACGGCGGCGTTGCATCGGCGGAAAGGGTTGTCTGGACACGCGCAAACTGCCAGTCGAAGTCGGAGAGGAGTTCGTTGCGTGTTTGGTCGAAGAGACTGGTCGCAAGCGACATTGGTTCTCCGTAGGGCTTGAAGACATCGGCGCTTCCCACTCGGAGGATGGCTTGGCGACAGATTTCTGAGACCGAATTGGCTGCGGACCCAGTGCGAGGCTTGGCCGACTTTTCGATGAGGACTTTGATTGTTGGGCGGTTGAGGGTCTCGGCGGCGACTTGGGCAAGGGCGGTGGCGATGTCGGCCTTGCCAGTGAGCGGGAGCGCGATCTTGGCTGCGATGCGGGCGATGAGCGCCTCAACAAACGGAGCTGGGAATTCTGAAACCGTTGTAACCAGCGAGGTGTAGTCGATGATAATTGGCGCACCGAGGTCGGTATGAATGAATCCGCCGACGATCTCCCAGTTGCCAAAGTTTTCGGTGGTGTCGATTTGGTTGATCCGCAGGAGTGCAACGAAATCGGATGGAAGGGCATACCGTTTGGTATAGCCTTGGGTTGGACTGGTTCCATTGGCTGTGAGGCTAACCTGCTTCTTGGCAAAGGCCCACGGAAGTTCGGACAAGAGTTCCTCCAGCGCATAA